CGCTGATCCAGATGATGATGTAGCTCGCGTTGCATCGTTAATGTATCAAAGAATTCTTCAAGCTGATGTTGAGCCTAACGGAGAAGATTTATCAACAGTGTTAAAAGCAACTCTGCAAGATAGATTGCTGCCAGGATTAGGAACAGCTCGCGTCCGTTATGAAATGGCTGTTAGTTCAGAGTTGGCTTTTAATCCATTAACAGGCATAGAAGAAGAAATAGAAACTATTGATTATGAAAGGGCTTGTATAGACTACATTCACTGGCAAGATGTGCTATGGGGATGGGGCAGAACATGGAAAGAGATTCCTTGGTGGGGTTTTCGCAACTGGCTAACCAAAGAAGAAGTAACTGAACGTTTTGGTGAACAAATTGCTGAAAATATTAACTATAAAAATCAAACAAGTGATGGTGATTCTCAATCAGACTATCAAGAGCGTCCAGACCAAAAAGACAACATACAAAAAGCTGAAATATGGGAAATTTGGAATAAAAAAGACAAAACAGTGTATTGGTTCTCTCATGGGTCTGATTTGATCCTTGATATTAAGGATGACCCGTTAAAATTAGCTAATTTTTGGCCTATGCCACGCCCAATGATAGCAAATCCAACCACTACAATGTTTGTGCCAAAGGCAGATTTTCTTTTTGCTCAAGATTTATATAACGAAATTGATATTTTGCAAAACCGTATTGCTATCATTACTCGCGCTATTAAAGTTGTGGGCGTATATGACAAATCAGCAGGTGATTCGGCTGGACGTATGCTCAAAGAGGGAATGGAAAACGATCTTATCCCTGTAGACAACTGGGCTATGTTTGCCGAGAAAGGCGGCCTAGCAGGAGTAATGCAATGGTTCCCTGTTCAGGAAATTGTTGGAGTGCTTCAAACCCTCCAAAGCGTTCAGGCTTCAAAAATGGAGCAACTGTACGAAATAACGGGTATGTCGGATATTATGCGTGGCGGCAACACTGACCAATACGCTTCTGGAGGTACACAAGCCTTAAAAGCCAAAATGGGCAGTATAGGCGTTCAATCATTGCAAGATGAGTTTGCGCGGTTTGCTAGTGATTTAGAGGCATTAAAAGCTGAAGTTATATCTAGGCATTTTAGCAGGGAAAGCATTGTTATTCAGTCAAACGCTGGATTCTTGCCAGAAGCTGACAAACCAATGGTTTCTGAAGCCTTAAATTTAATGAAAAGTGATGATATTAAATGGCGAGTTAATATTCGCCCTGAAAGCATTGCTATGATTGATTACGCTCAAATTAAACAAGAGCGCACTGAGTTTTTAATGGCTATGGCGCAATTTATACAATCCGCCTCTGGTGCTGTTTCCGCTATTCCTGGCTCACTGCCTATTTTACTTGAATTAATGAAATGGACAATGGCAGGGTTTAAAGGCTCTGAATATCTTGAAGGTACGCTAGATCAAGCTATAGATATGGCTAAGAAATCACCTCAAGGTGATAAACCTAAAGAGCCAAGCCCAGAAGAATTAAGAATGCAGATAGAAAAAATGAAACTTGAGGGAGCGCAACAGAAACAACAAGGTGAGCTAGTTAAGATACAGACTAAAGCGCAAGCTGATATGCAGACGCATCAAGCCAAGATTCAAGGCGAGATTTACAAAATGCAGGTTGATGCCGAAAAAGATCAGACCATTGCTGATTCTCAGTCTCAGATAAGGCTAATGGAAATAGCCAGAGAAATGGAATCGTCTTTAGCCGAGATACAGGCAACTATGAATGCCAATATTACGGTGGAGGAAGCTCAAGCAAGATTTGATATTGCCTCGCAAGAAGTAAACCATGAATACGACATTGAATCTGAGCGTTATAAGCATGATCTTAAAATGGATGAAATTTACGTTCAAAATAGGAATAAAGGAAACTAGCAATGGCGCGTTACATACAAGACCCAGTAACACACAAACTTGTTCCTGCTGACAGCTATTGCCGTCCTCAAACAGTTAGCCACAGCATACATGGGTTTCACGAACCCTATGTCAGCCCTGTAGATGGCAGCATTATTAGCGATGCAAGGTCTTTGCGTAACCATAACGCAAAGAATAATGTCGTACACAGCGCAGAATTTGATTCAGCTACAGTAAAAAAACAACAGGCTGAACGACAACGAATCCTTAGTGGCGAGCATACGTCACAGGAAACACAGGCTCGTAAACAGGAAATCTACGAGACTATTATTAAAGCAGAAAGGGCGAACTAAAATGATTGATGAAAATGAAGTAACAGAAGAAGTAGAAGTCGGAGATGTAGATACTTTAGAGTCTGCTCTTGCCGAAGCATGGGATAACGCAGAAGGAGATTTAGATGGCGACCAACCAGAACAAACAAACGTTATTGAGTCAAACATCAAGACCGCAGAATCCGAAGAACGTGGAAATTTTAAAGAAAATGAGCAAAGCTCAATACGATCTGAGGAGAACAAAAATGAACCAATTGAAGATGAACAATACAAAATCGCTCCCGTAGGATTGTCTGTTGAAGCTAAACAAGAATGGGCTAATACCCCTAAAGATGTTCAAAAACACGTTATGCAATTTGAAAAACGCATGGAAAACGTGTCTCAAAAATATGGAAAACAAGCTCAGAGAGCTGATGCGATGGATCGTTCTTTAGCCCCGTTTTCACAGTTAATGGCTATGAACGGAGGTGCGGCTAACGTTCTTCCTGGACTATTGCAAACAGCAAGTCAATTGCAAATGGGGTCAGGCCAACAAAAAGCGTTTGCTGTAGCTTCTCTTATTAAACAATACGGCATTGATATAAAGGCATTAGATTCCATGCTGGTAGGAGAAGCTCCTTCTCAAGCGGATCAACAAAAAGAACTAATCCAGCAGCAAATTCAACAACAAATGGCCCCAATGCAGCAGCATTATCAGCAGCAACAGCAGCAGCAGCAGTATGTGGCGCAACAAGAACAACAAAGAATTGGAGGCGAAGTTTCTAGTTTTGGACAAAGTAATGAATTTTATGAATACGTTGCTTTAGATATGGCTGACAAACTAGATCAAGCTGCTAGCCAAGGCGTTCAAATGAGCATGGATCAAGCGTATGACAGTGCTTGCTGGGGTAATGAAAAGATTCGTAAGATATTGCAAGACAGGCAATCTACTCAAAATGTGTCAACTCGAAAGAAAGCTAATTCTAGCATTCAAGGCACTTCTGGCGGAACAATGTCTAATTCAGCCCCCAATAGCGTTGAATCGGCTTTAAATGATGCGTGGGATAATGCTGGACGAATGTAAAATCTAGGTGTATATTTAATTTTATATAGATTAGTCAGTGTAGGCGCAGGCTTGCGTTGACTAAAATAAGCCATTCAAGCGGCTTTTACTGAAACGCCATTCAAGCGGCTTTTCTAGGGTCATTTTTCCGCAGGGAATTTTGATAAAAGTAAATATATTAGCTTTTATAGCTAATTGTTCCATGTGGAACATTATTTAACCTTTAAACTTAGGAGATTAGCCTCATGGCAAATCCAAATGTTAGCGACATTCTCGCTACAACTATTCAAACTCGCAGTAAAACAATTGCGGATAACGTTACACAAAATAACGCCATTCTTATGCGTCTGTCTCAAAAAGGCAAAATTAAGACGTTTACTGGCGGTACTCAGATCATGCAAGAACTCTCTTTTGCTGAAAACAGCAATGGCGGCTGGTATTCTGGTTATGACATTTTGCCTGTTGGCGTAAGTGACGTTATCAGTGCGGCTACCTTTGAAATTAAGCAAGCGGCTGTTCCTGTTGTTATTTCTGGTCTTGAAATGCTGCAAAACGCAGGTCGTGAGCGAATGATTGATTTGCTTGACGCTCGTTTGTCAGTTGCTGAATCAACGCTGTCTAACTTGATTTCTATTGGCTTGTACTCTAACGGTTCTTCCGCTGGCGGCAAGCAAATTGACGGTCTTGATGCAGCCATTCCTGCTGATGCAGATGCTGGTATTTATGGCGGCATTGATCGCAGTGTTGCCGCTAACGAATTTTGGCGGCCGCAAGTGGTAGCTTCACCTCTTGATCCAGTCGCAGGTACCATTCAAGGTCTTATGAATGACTTGTGGGTTAAACAGGTTCGAGGAACAGATCGTCCTGATTTGATTATGGTAGATAACAGCACATGGAGTACTTATTGTGCCTCTTTGCAAGCGCAACAGCGTTTTACTACTCCTGAATCTGGTAGCCTTGGCTTTTCCAGCATTAAGTTTATGGATTCTGATGTAGTGCTTGATGGCGGCATTGGCGATCAATGCCCTGCTGGTACAGCGTTCTTCTTGAACACTGACTACCTGCATTATCGTCCACACTCAGGCCGCAACATGGTTCCACTATCGCCTAACCGTCGATATGCAACCAACCAAGATGCTGAAGTGCAAATTCTTGCATGGGCTGGCAACTTGACTTGTAGCGGAGCGCAGTTCCAAGGCCGATTAACAATGATTACGCCTTAATTGTTCGCCCGAGCAGGAGGGGGCATCTGCCCTTTCCTGTTCTTTAGGGGCTAAATACCCCTCTTTTTGGAGAAATATATGTCATATAACGCAAGCCCTACATTTTTTGATGATTTGTTCGCTGCCACACTTAGGCAATTAGAAACTGGAATTGCTACTGTTGATTGGGAGACAGGCGGTAACGCTGGAGCCTCTAACGCTCACGGTCTTGGAATTAATATTGGCGGTGGTGAATTGCCAGCTATCCCTACAATACCTGTAAACGGCATTGGCATGAACTGGACGCTAACTGACCAATTCTCAGTTGCTCGAATCCCTCAAGTATCACAAGTAATTGGCGGCTTTGGTCAGGTAATAAGAACAGGCAATATAGCAACAACATGGGATGCTACTCAACCTCTTTATACTACTGCTGGTGCAGCAAGTTCTGGTGGAGTTTCTGGAAACGGACAAGTTGCTTCGCCACAAACTATTAATACCGCTACTAATCAAGCTAATGAAGCAGATGGAACTCCAGCTTACAATGCTTATCCAACCACTGATGGTGAAGCAACATTGACAACACTTGATCCAGGATGGGTTTCAGCATAAGGAAATAGTTTATGGCTAACGCAACATACTTTTATTCTTCTGCCCTTCAAGGTGGAGATGCAGCAAGAGCCAGAACGCCTAATGCTCAGTGGTATAATGGGGCCAATCCTAGTGCTGGAAATAATTCTGGCATTGGAATTAATATAGGCGAAGGAAGTTTGCCTGAAGTTACGGGCAAAAACAGTATTGGTATGAATTGGACGCTATTGCAGCAAACATTTAAACTTTTTCAACCTTCTGACCGTCTTCCTAGAACGCCTCAAGGAGCGTGTCCTATTGGGTGTTTTGCTAATGTTACGCGCACTGGCAACGTAGCAACAACATGGGATACTACTCAACCTTCTTATACGCTTGCTGGTGCAGCAAGTTCGGGCGGAAGTATTCCACAGCTTATGGAATTTTCACCAATTAGCGTTGGTAGTAATCCTGATAATGTTGATGGCTTTCCTGTTGAGGGTGCAGCTCCTGTTTCAATTGGCGCGGCAACTTTAGCTACATTAAGTGCTGGCTGGACAGCAGTATCTTAAAAATAACGGGGTATTTGCCCCGTAACCAAGCCCCAAAGAGGGTAAAACTAAAAGGCGAAAATTATGATTACAGAAGCAGATTACGGTGCAACAGATCAAGCAATGAATCGGAATGCTCAAGCAGGAGATGAAACAGCATTAGTAAAGTTTGAAAATAAACCCAAAACTAACGAGGCCAAATCTAAAGAAGCTGGAGTGCCTATTCAAGAAATGGTGACATTTATAAGCATTAAGTTTCCTGGACAAAGAAACCAAGAAATATATCGACAAGTGCGACCAAAAGATAAACTTAGATTTCCTCGGCACTGGGAAGCATTTAGCCAAAGAGAAAGTCTGCCTCAAGCAGAAGGAACTCCTTTAAGCGAATGGGCAGGGGTTAATGCAGCGCAAGTAGAAGAATTTAAGTATTTTCATATTACTACTGTTCAAGAGCTTGTTTCTGTAAACGACACTAACGCTAAAAATATTAGAGGATTTTATGCACTTAAAGAAAAAGCTCAGGCTTATCTTAAAAGCGCAGAAGAAGGTTTAGCAATTGAGGCTCTTGAGGAGCAGCGCACTATTAACGCAGAGTTGTTAACTCGCTTAAAAGCTCTTGAGGAAGATTTAGAAAAAAAAGAAAAGCCGTCAAAACGTGGCCGACCTAAAAAATCTGAAGAACTTAATAAAGAGCAAATTTAATTTAAGGAATAGTTTATGTCAAGATACTTGCTCGTAAATGACATTATCAATCGGGCAGCACTAGAATGTGGGCTTTTGCCTTCTGGCGATCCTGTATCCGACACTAATGACTCTTTTGTTCAAATGGTTGGTCTTTTAAATTCGTCAGGACAAGAGCTGTGCGAATTAAATGACTGGCCTGTTCTTATTAAAAATTACACTATTACAACAGCTTTTGGCGATTCAGGCTCCTATGATTTGCCTGATGATTTTAACTACATGATAGATCAAACGGGATGGGATAGAACAAACAGGCTTCCTGTTGTTGGCCCTGTTTCTGCTCAAGGCTGGACTTGGCTTGAAGGGCGCAATTTAATAAGCCAAACAATTTACGCTTCTTTTAGAATGTTAGACGGGAAAATAGATTTATTTCCTTCTCCTCCTCCTGAAAATCTTAATTTATCATTTGAATATGTTAGTCGGAGTTGGCTTAAAGAAAACGGTGCAATTGAAGCAGATTTGTCAACAATTACGGCAGGAAGCAATATTTGTATTCTTGATCCTTTGTTATCAATTAAATTTTTAAAATTAAAATTTCTTCAAGCTAAAGGCTTGGATTATTCTGCTGCTGCATTAGAATTTGACACATTACTTGGTGGAAGAATTGGGAAAGCCACAGGCGCACAGGTTTTAAGTGCATCTCGGTCTGAAAGGGGCATGAGATACATTACGCCATACGGAAACACTGGCGATACGAATTTTGGGCTATAATAATATATGAGTTATCAGCGTAAAAAAACACTTGGAAGATATGGGCAACAATTAGCTGCGCCATCAATGACAAGTTATACATTTCCTGCGTCTGTTGGAGGCGTTAATGCTGTTGATTCATTACTGTTAATGAAACCAGAAGATTGTATTTATACTTTTAATTTAATGCCTAGTGAATACGGAAGTAGGCTTAGAAAAGGTTATCGGGAATGGGCTGTTAATTGCGTTAATGATGTAACGTTAGACAATGATGTAAAAACAATAATAGCATTTGATTCAAATAATTTGTTTGAAGAAGATAATAAATTATTTGCAGTAACTTCTGAAGGCATTTGGGATGTTACGCTTTATTCGGATGATTTCCCAACTCGTAAACAGGCATTTTCAAATCCTTCTGGTGATTCTGGTTATGGTGTTTGGTGTGAATTTACAGGTGCTGCGGCAAACAGTACAAGTTTAAAAAGAGGACATTATCTTTATTATGCTGACGCTTTAAATGGGTTGTTTGTTTACAACGAAGGCACTGATTTATGGACAGTTCCTTTAGGTTGGGAATATCAAACAGGAACCGACGCAGTTGGAGAGCCTATTTACACCAATTTTCCTGTTGATGATATTGCTTTTATTATGGTGTACAAGCAGCGTTTATGGGTTATTTTGCAAAATGACGATGATGCTTGGTATTTGCCTTCTGGCAGTATTGCTGGGGTATTAACTCGGTTTACTTTTGGATCAAAAATGCCTCACGGTGGCAACCTTCAGGGGCTTTATAACTGGACTGTTGATGCTGGTGTTGGCGTTGACGATATGCTTGTTGCGCTTGGTAAAGGTGGTGACGTTGTTGTTTACACTGGAATTGATCCTGATAGCCCAGATTTTACTAGCCGAGGACTGTGGTTTATTGGAGAAACTCCTGCAAGTAGGCGTTGCGTAGTTGAATACGGGCCTGATCTTTATATGTTATCAACTTATGGCATAGTGTCATTAGCCAACTTGTTAAAAGGTGATCCTGTTGAATACCCTGCTATTTCGTCTAAAATTAGTCGTTTTTTGCGAGCAGACATAGAAAATGGAAAAAATTTATCTTCATGGCAGTTATTGTTAAATCCTTCAGACGGGTTTATGCAAGTTGTTACACCTAAACCAGGAAACAATCCTTATATTCAATACAACCTTAATACTCAGACTGGAGCATGGGGTTTTTGGGAAGATGTGCCTATTCTTGGTGCAGCTCCGTGGCAGGGAGATTATTTTTTTGGTGGCCCTGACGGAAAAGTTTATATTTATGATGGTTTTTTAGATGGTACAACATTATTTCAAGATAACCAATTTCAAAATAGCCCTATAGCTCCAACACCACTTGCAGGATGGACTGTTCCTGAAATCTTAGAGTTTAATTATGACGGCACACTTTTAGGTAGTTTTGTGCCTTATTTGTCTCCTACAAATCTTGTAGATGAAAACCCTAGATGGGTAATGAGTTTTGATGGAACAAGCGAACAAAACCTTTTAGATTTTTTAGTTCAATATAACAATAATGGAGGTCTTGGTGCTACATTCTCTGATCAAGGATTTAAGCCATTCGGTGGTTTGCCATCACCAATAATAAGAATTAGCAGTTTATCTTTTACTGCTGATGATGGAACTACATACCTTCCAACACTTCCTCCTTCATTGTTTACAGATTTTTCAACAAATGGGTTTACTTTACAATTTGAAATTTCAAAAGATATTTTGTCTAGTGAAGGCGATGGTCGTGAACCGCGCAGGACTCCTCGGAATGGTCAAACCAATAAAATATTAGGTATACATTATGATAATAATGGGGCTGGAAACAATTATATAACTATTCAAAGAGGTAGGCGCAGCTCCTTCCAGCTTGGCTTGTCTTTAGTTGATTCTGAAATAGGCAACCTAGTTCCAGATGGCGACTTGCAAGGAATTATTACAGAAAATCAAAGTTATAATGACTTTATATTAGTGCATATAGATTTTGATCCTTCTACTTCTAAAATACGTTTTTTTGCAGAAAGGCAATTAATTATAGAATGGACTGTTGATTTAGGTGATGGAATTTTATGGTTTGATTTTGGGCTACAAGAACAATTAGGAGCAGACGGAGCAATTACTAATTCAATATTTAGAAATATTCAATTATTAAAAAACCCAACAAATTTAACTCAACAAACACCTAAAAGAATTGCGGTAATTGGCGATAGCTTAATGCAGCAAGCGCAATATAATTCGTATTCTACTTTTCAAGAACTGGCATTATCAGGAATAGTTGAAATAAGTCCTGTTGACACAGATCAAGATAATACCCTTCCTGTTAATAGAACTGCTCAACAATCTATGTTTGGCTGGATGCAAAATGCGTTAATTGATAAAGGAATATACGCTTCAGCTACTAACGTTCAAGGCGAAGGAACAATAGCTCAAAGAATTGAAACGTATGCAAGAGGCGCGTCTACTTGTATTCCAAACATAATTGGCACTGACAATAAATATGATATGACAGGTAGAATTGATGCTTTGTTAAATCAAAATGGTGGAGGTTTTGGCCCAACAGGAGGAACCAATACTCCAGTATACGATATTGTGTTTATTCAAATAGGAACTAACGATCTAAATGCAATTGGATTAGCTCCTGAAACATATACTGTAGATCAATTTATTGTTGACTATAAAGTGCATTTAGACCGATTAATAGCTGCGGGTATTGGCGAAATTATTATTGGCAATATTCCTAGACTGTATGAGGATGGTGATCCTTGGCCTCCAGAAACTTTTATTGAGCGTTATCCTGACATTAATATTGAGATGAATGATGAAATAGCTTTGCTAGAAGGTTATGGCGGGGTTGTTAAAGTAGCCGATATGTATTCAGCAATGATACCGTCTTATTATTTTGATTTTGCTCATTTTAATGCACAGGGTCAAAGAACTCAGGCAAATATTTATTCAAATTTAGTGAATGGAATAGAAACAGAATACAATACAACTTTAGCACTTCCTTCGCTTGTAGCAGGCAATAGCTATACTGTATCTTACAAAATAAAAAATGCTCCTGAAAATTCAAACGCATTGCATTGGATTAAAAATGAAAATAAAAAATTAACTTCTACTGTTTCTGGAAACACTGTTATTTCACAGAATTTTATAGCAGAACAAGCTTTTACTACCTTAGCTTTAGCTGCAAATTCACAATTTCAAGGAACTTTTTATGATGTGAGTTTATCAGAAAGAGGAGAAACTGGAAATCCAATAAGTTTTAGAGCATTGACAAGTTATCAAGCTCCGCAAGGGCATTCTAATTTTTCAAGAGTTGGTTTTATTAGAACGATTGGAATATTAGCTGGCGTTGCCAACATAAAAGTTTCTGCTGTTTATGATTATCAAATACAAGATATTCCAAATAAAACAACGCAAATTGATGTTGATACTTCAAATAATTGGGACAGTGTTTTATGGGATCAAGCTACTTGGGATTTTAAGCTAGTTGGAGAATCATTTGTAAGCGGCTCGCTTGGAATTGGAAGAAACTTTGCTATTTCTTGTTCAGGAAATTCTGATACTCGATTAAATATTGTTGGTTACGATGTGTTGTTTAACGTAGGCGGCTATTTATGATTCAGTTTAAAGCTATAGATAACAAATTTGAATGGCAATGGATATTACTAAGAGCCAAACCTTTAACTATTGAAGATAGTGAAGGAATTGTAGCTTATGACGATAAAACTAATAAAATTTTAGGTGCTGTTGTAATGGATAGCTGGACAAAAGCAGGGCCACAATGTCACATAGCAATTGATAACCCTATGTGTATTAAAGCAGGTCTGCTCCACAGGGCATTTTATTACATTCATATATTTAGAAATCGTCCTTATGCGTTTGGTTTAGTGCCTTCTAACAATACTAAAGCATTAAAATTTGATCAAAAAATAGGTTTTGAAGAAGTGGCGCGTGTTCCTGATGGCTATGATAAAGGAATTGATTACGTTATTTTGCGTATAAACCGCACAAACAATCGGTGGATTGCTAAAGATTTAAAGAATAAGGAAGCTGCATAATGGCTAACGCATCATTAATTACAGGAAAAACTTGGGATCAAATGAACAATGCTGAAAAATCAGCACACGTTATTGGCCGAGGTGAAAGTTTTAATCAACCGTTTTTTGATAAAAAAGCGGGGCAAGCATGGTTAGACAATAACATTGGAGACAAACGCACACAAATACAATTGTTTGTTAAAGCTAGAGATGCAGCAGCAGACAGAATTGAAAACAATACAACAGACTTTACAGACCCCGCTAAAATAGCTGAAGCAATAAGATTAGCTACATTAGCGCAACCAGCCACTAGTACTCCATCTGAATTTGGAGGTGTAGGTACAACTACTCCTGCAACTTTAGGCATTTCAGAACGAGAACCTATAGATACAAGCATTTATACTGCAATAAATGCTCCTAATAATGCTTATAGTAATGAGAATCAAAGGACAGGTTCATGGGATAACAACCAAGGCTATACCTTATATAATCCTGAAACTGGGCAATATGAAAGTTATGCAATGCCTGACAACGTTAATGGAAGAAATCCGTTTGTCCCAGGAAGCGGAATTACAAGTTGGTATTATACTCCAGAAGGAGACATGGTATTAGGATTTAATCCTTCTCGCGCATCAACTGTAGACGATGGAACTAGTACTGGCACAAAAGTTGTTGCTGCTCCTCCTCAAAATCCGCCACCACCACCTGTAACTCCGCCTGTAACTCCGCCTGTAACTCCGCCTGTTGAGCCGCCTGTTCCTGTTGATCCGCCTCCGCCTACTAAACCAAATCCTGATTTTCCAGTGTATCCTTTCACCCCATACACTAATGTACCTCCGCCTACGGGGATTGGCACATTTTTAGAAGGAAATCCTCCCGTAGATACTACTTGGGATTGGGATTATTTTAGAGAAAAAGCCCCTGGAGATAGGATGTGGGGAGGCTATGATGTAGATTATCAAGCCTTTGAACGCTATCAACCTGGAATGGACAGTCCGTGGGGAATGAACAATATAAAAGGTAATAATTTTGATTTTTACCAGCAGCAATTTGTAAATTTATTAAGAGATGAACAGGGTTTTGATGCCCGACAAAGAGAATCGCAAAGAAGGGCGCAAGATGCTTATGATAATCCTTATGAAGCAATCGAAATGGATTGGTCGTGGGCTA